GAGAAGAAGGACGCTGAAGGTTCGAAAGCCAAAGCGCTCAAGTCCGGATAAGGAGTGTACACCATGCTCGCCAAACTGAAGATCCTGCTGGGCATAGACGGGGACAGCGAAGACGCTGTCCTCGCGTTCTGCCTGGACTTTGCCACGCAGGCTGTGCTGGCCTACTGCAATCTGGACGAGTTGCCGTCTGCCCTTGAGTGGACGGTGACCGCCATGGCGGCGGACAAGTACCGCATGGAGGGCTACGGGAAGAAAGAGGCCCCTATGGGCGCAGTAGCGAGCCTGTCCCAGGGCGATGTGTCCGTCAGCTACAAAGACGCAGCCAGTCAGGATACCAGCGGTCTGCTGAAGAACTACACCACCATTTTGAACCGCTTCCGGAGGCTGGCATGGTGAACTTCGACCGCATGGCGAAAACCGTGGCGGAAACGCTGCATTCGGACAGCATCGCGCTGTACCGCCCAACTCAGACCACAGGGAAGTATGGCACATCGATTGCCGGCGAACCGGAGCTTCTGGGCGAGGTCCGCTGCAGCATCCAGCCCTATTCCTCGGAACTGGCGCAGAAGGAGTACGGCCTGACCGTGCAGGCGGAAAAGCGGGTGTTCACCCTGCCCACGGCCTGGGCGGCTCTGGGGAACCTCGCCAGGATTGGAGATGCGTGGTATCGCATCGAGGCGGTGCCGGACGACCGGAGCATGGCGGTTCTTCTGCTTGTGCGGAGGTGAAGCATGGCCATAGAGTTTCGCATCGATGCTTCCAGCCTGGAGGACGCGATTCGAGGTAACGTGGAGGAGTATCTTGACCGGGCTGCCCCCGCCCTCCAGTCCGCTGCCAAAGTCGTTCAGGCGGAAGCGAAGCGCCGCGCGCCGGTGGACAGCGGGCACCTTCGAAGTTCCATCAAGACTCGCTTGACCACGGACGGCAGCGACCTCGTCGCACAGGTCGGCACCAACGCCGAGTACGCCATTCACGTGGAGTATGGCCACCGCATCAAGGGCAGGGGAGACAGGATCATCGGGTATGTTCCGGGGCGCTACTTCCTCAAAGGCGCTCTGGACAGCCAACGGGTGAACGTGCTGCGCGTCATCTCACGCAGGATGGGAGGGAAGTAAATGCTGCTGGACATCAAAGAGGAGGTCTACGCCGCTCTCAAACGGGCATGCGAACGGGTTTACCCGTCCCTGCCGGAAGCGGACGCGGAGCTTCCCTGCGTCAGCTACTTTGAGTCCCGGAATGTGCCAGATGCTCATGCGGATGACGAGGAGTACTCCTCGCTGATCGAGTTCACCATCGACATCTGGGGCGACAGCTTTGAGCAGATCACCCCCGTCGCCCAGAGGGTGGACGAAGAACTCTCCGCCCTGGGCTTTGTTCGCACGCACTGCGCAGACATTCCGCCCGACCACAAAAACATGATGTACCAAATCGATTTAGGAGGTTAAAACATGGCAGGAACTACGAAGAAAGGCATCAAGGGCTTTTCCGGCTGCCGGATCTGGCCGGTGACGGTTAACTCCGCCACCACTTACACCGTGGGCACCAAGGTGGATTTACCGGCTGTTACCAAAGCCACCGTCAGCCGCAGCGTGGAGGACATTACACTCTACGCCGACGACGGTATCTACGATTCCGGTTCCGAGTTTCAGAACGAAACGCTGGAGATCGAGCTGCAGGAGCTGCCGCTGGAGCTCATGGCCAAGCTGGACGGCGCCGACTACGACTCCGAGACCGGCGTGTACAGCTGGGGCGCGAACTCCATCGCGCCGGAGCTCGCCCTCGGTTTCCGCTGCCTCATGAGGGACGGCAACTACCTCATGGTCCAGTACTACTCCGGCGTGGTGACCATGATCAAGATGGACCCTACCACCAGAGGCGACAACAGGGACGGCTCCCGTTACACCGTCACCTTCAAAGCAGGCAGCCGCATGGCGGACGGCAAGGTGACCCGCAAGAAGGAAAGCACCACAGCGGCTGACCTCACCTGGCTGGACACCCTGGACACCATCACCGCGGGGGAGGGTTAACCCCTCCCCATGGAGGAAACGACCATGGACTTCATGCGAAAATCCCTGCCCAGGACCGTGAAGGTTTGCGGGTACGAAATCAAGAAGATGCCCATGGGGGCATTTTTGAATGCCCTTGAGACGATTCAGACCGCCCCCACGAAGATTCTCAACGCCATCTGGCCGGGCAAAACTTTGGATCAGGTGCTTTCCGACCTGAAGAACCTCGACGAGCAGATGCTCGTCCGGCTGATCTCCGGCGCGCTCTCCACCGCCGCGCCCATGCTGCTGGAGATGCTTTCCGAGCTGTCCGGCATCCCCGAGGAAAAGCTCCGGGAAGACCCCAACATCGGCCCGGCGGGTATCGTCGAAATCATCAAAACCGTGTGGGAGGTCAACGACCTAAAAAACGTGGTCGCGGCGCTGGGCGATCTTTGGAGTCGCAAGGCGCCGCAGATGAAAAGTGGCTCCAGGGCCTGATTGCCGCGGGGCTGAAAATTGGCATTTCCAAGCGGGAGCTGCTGGAGGACTATTACCCCGACGAGCTGGCGCTGGTGTTCAGCGAGTATGCGAGGCTTTCAGCACCACCGGAAGAGCGGGTGGAAGAGGCCTACGGGGACGATTTGTGGTGAGGTGAGACTATGGATGAACATGTGGTAGAGAACCTGATTGTCGAACTGCGGATGCGCACCAGTGCGCTGGAGCAGGGCCTTGCCACAGCACGTGCCAGCCTGGAGTCCTTCGCAAACAGAGCAAAACAGCTCTCTTCCGAGGAAGCTGCCGCCGTCAAAGCTGCCGCTGAAGCCTCTTTGCAGGCTGCGAAGGAAGCCGCGGAACAGGCCGCAAGAGCGAAGGAAGAGGCTGCGGAACGGGCGCGCCTTGCCTGGCTGAAGGCGGAGCAGAGCAACAGCGAGGCGGACATTCAGGCCGCGCTGGAAGCAAAAAAGCTTGCGGACCAGGCTGCCCGTGAAGAAATCTCAGCCCTGAATCGCGTTGAGCAGGCGCACACAGAACTGCGGGACGCAGAAAAAGAAGCAGCCCGAGCTGCGGCACGGGAAGTGGAGACCGCCGCACAGGCAAAAGCAGAAGCGGAAAAGCGCGCCGCGGAAGAAGCGAAGCGCGCCGCGGAAATCGGGTACGCTGCCATGGCTGCTGCTGCAACTGTGGCTATGCGCGCTATCGTCTCCGCCGTCAGCTCCGCCATTGAAGCGTACAACGAATACGCCAGCGCTCTTATTGGCTTACGCTCCCTTGCTGAAGGAACCGGCCAGAGCATGGCGGAGTTGCAGGAAGCTGTGGAAAGCCTGACTGCGGACGGCCTCATGACCGCTGCGGATGCTGCTTCCGCACTGAAGAACCTGCTTGCAAGAGGTTTTTCCGCGGAAGAAGCCATCGACATGCTCGAACGCCTGAAGGATGCCGCGGCTTTCGGCAGGCAGGCGTCCCTCTCTTTGGGAGAAGCCGTCCGAAGCGCTGCCGAAGGTATCAAGAACGAAAACAGCATCCTGGTGGACAACGCCGGCGTGACGAAGAATGTCTCCGTTATGTGGAAAGAGTACGCCGCGTCCATCGGGAAAACCGTGGACAGTCTGACGCTTGCAGAAAAACGCCAGGCTGAGTACAACGGAATCATGGCTGAGACGAAGTACCAGGTGGGCGACGCGGCCAAGTATGCCGCCGAGTTCGCAGGTCAGCAGGCGGCGCTGGAAGCAGCGACCCTTCGGGTCAGCCAGGCGTTTGGCAGCGTCATGGCGGACGCGCTGACGCCGCTTTACGAAGCGCTGACGCCCATCGTCCAGGCAATCGCGGATTTCATTGAAAAGAACCCCGAACTCACCGCCGGCATCGTTGCCGCGACGGTGGCGATCGGGGGCATCACGGGCGCGATTTCGCTTTGGACTTATGTAACCCAAAGGCTTACGGAAGCAAACATCGCGCTTCAGACCTCTATGGGCTGGATCGGCGTGGTCGGACTGGCACTTGGCGCACTTGTCGGGATCGGCGTAGCAGCAAGCAACGCCGCCAAAGAAGCGAAAAACGCTTCCCAGAACCTCAAAGAACTGCAGGAATCCGCGCGCGGCCTGACACAGGACGCCAAAGACGCTGCGGAAGCCATGAGAGCGCTGGAAGGCGGCGCTGCTTCCACGGACGAGCTCGCCGCGGCGAAGAACCGGTTGGCAGAGATCTTCCCGGAACTGGTCATTGGGTATGACGCAGAAGGCAACGCCATTCTGGCGGGTAACGAGCTGATTAGGGAACGCATTCGGCTGCTTCAGGAGCAGGCGAAACTGGAACAACAGGCCGCCCGGGATGCTGCCATCGCTGCAGAAGAGGCTGCGAAGCAGAAGCAGGCGGAGGTGGAGCGAAAGCTCAGAGAACTGGATGAGAAGAAAGCCGAGTATGAACGGAAATTGGCCGCGGGCGACACGAGGGAATATTTCGGCATGGGCTCGTCCATCGATAAGGCCAGAGAGTACCAGGAGTGGCTGAACAGTTACGAGGAACGCCGGCTCGAACTGCTCAAAGAGCAAAACGACGCCCAGATCCAAATCCAGGCAGCCGCCATGGCCAGATACCAGACGGAAATCGCAGCCCTTGGCGAGCTGTCCGAGGCCCAGCAACTGATCATCGAGCAGGAGGTCGAGCGAGCGCTTCAGGAAGGGCTGACGGCGGAACGGTTCGCGGAAAACATCCAGGCGGCCATCAATGACACCCAACGACTGGCTAGCGCCCAGGCGGAACTCGCGGCGAAGAACATGGAAGCCGCGTCCTCCGTCAAAGAGCTGGCCAGCGCAGAAGAAGCCCTGACTGCTGCCCGGGAGGCCGGTGCAAAGCTCCAGACCGCCAAGCAGATGCAGGAGTACGTCAAGGTCGTCAGGCAGGGTAAAACCAGCACGGAGGAGTACAAGAACGCCGTCGCGAAGCTCAAAGAGCAGTATGGTGACCTTTATCCCAACGTGGAGGACAACATCGACGCCATTGGGAGGCTCGCGGATGCAGATGCCGCCATGGCGGAGCAGTCGGTGCAGAACACCAGAACGGCCATCAACAACCTGTATCAGGCCACTCTGGCGCTCTGGAAGGTGCAGGAGGCCGGTTCTGCTGCCAGGCAGGAGTTGGCCAGGGTGCTTCAGCAGCTGGCAGACCTCGACGCTTCGCTGAAGCTGAACCTGAATGTCAAGGCGCCCTCCGGCGGTGGGAGCAGCAGAAGCGGCGGGGGGTCCCGAAAGAGAACCTGGTGGGAGAAGGAACTGGAGGAGCTGGAGCATCTCGCCAACATGGGCGAGGATGTTGCGAACCGCCAGATTGAAGCTTACGAGCGCATTCTCAAAACCGCGAAACTCACTACTGAACAGCGGCGAGACCTTGAGGAAAAGCTCTACAACGCACAGAAAGAGCTTATTCAGAAGCAGTTGGATGCCCGGTTGGAACTCTATTCGTCCATCGTCGCCATGGATGAGGAAGAGGTGCGAAATCGCATCTCCGTCCTCAAGGATATCCTCAATAGGGAAGACCTGACCGTCAGAGAGCGGGCGAAGTATGAAGAAGAGCTGAACCAGTACAGGCTGGCCAGCGACGGAGATTACCTTGAGGATTACATCAAGAACCTTGAGGAGCAGCTGAAAAACGACCGGCTCTCCGCCAATCAGCGGCAGCAGGTGTGGGAAGCGTATACCGACGCCAGATTGGCACAGATCGCGCGCATCAAAGACGCCGAAGCGGAAGCCCGGGAGTATGTGGACGAGCTGGTCAGCCAGATTGCCACGGTGCTCAAAGGCCGCTACGAAGCCCAAAGAAACTTCGCACTCGACGCGCTAAACGCGCAGAAACAGGCAGCCAAGGACGCGGCAGACGCCCAGATCAAGGCCATAGAGTCCGTCAGGGACGCGCAGGTAAAGGCGATTGACGACCAGATCGCAGCGCTGGATGAGCTCCTGAAGGCGAGAAAACAGCAGAAGGAAGACGAGAACGACGAGGACCAGCTCAACCGCCTGAAAGCGGCTCTGGAGTATGAGAAGGACGCCTACAACCGCGCTGCGCTTGCCAAGCAGATCGCCGACAAGGAAGCGGAGATTTCCGAAAAGAAATGGGAACGGGACATCGAGGCCCAGAAGGATGCCCTGAAGAAGGAAAAAGACCTCATCAAAGAACAGGCCGCCCGGCAGATTGAAGCAATCAAAGAGTCCTCCGAACGGATGCAGAAGTACTACGCCGACCAGATTGCCGCGACCCAGAAGCACTATGCAACCCTTCTGGACGCCCGCAATCTCATGAAAGAGGCCATGAAGCTGCTGGCGTCGCAGGAGCAGGACGAGATACTGAACATCCTCAAAGAATACCAGACGGAGTATGCAGACGTTGGCGATTTGCTCGGCGGGGAGCTTCTGAAAGCTTTTCAGGGCAAGTTCGACGAGATCAAACGGGCGGCCGAAGCAATGGTGAACGAGGTGAAGGCGAAAATGTCGGAAGCTTTGGGATTCGTCCAGCCGGAAGGCGACTTCGGGTACCTGTCGGGGAGCATATCCAGCCGCGCTGCAGGGAACGTGACGGTGATCGCCAGCGCGGAACAGGGCACGAAGATGCCGTATGAGGTCTACGTGGACGGCAGGAAAGTCCAGAGCGGCATCGTGAAGGCGGCGGGAGGTTGACTATGTTGAGCAGAAGCGTGCGGCTGACCGCCGCATCCGGAGACTCGATCCTTTTCAGCACCGAAAAATGCGGTGCTTTTATTTTCGAGTCCATTCGCTCTACAGGTACCCCTGCCGTCACCATCTTCACGACGCAAGCGCCTGGTATGCACGGCGCGTACCGGGAAGAAGCCCTGCTGGAGCCGAGGGAGATGACGCTGTCTGTCTATGTCAGCGGCGATTCCGGCTTAACCGGCGACGCCTGCCGGCAGTCCATGGACAAGAATCTCCTGCGCCTGAACCGCCTTGTGGGGCAGGTGCAGAAGGACCTGACCATCACCTACAACACCACCTATGGCTCATACGTCGCCTATGGAACCGTTTCCGCTCAAATGGAGCAGGGCGCGCGAAAGGTGCTCCGGGGCAGGCATTACACGCCGGTGACCCTGACCATCTTCTGCGCGCGCCCGCTGTGGTATGCTCCTGAGTGGAGCACGGCTGATCTCCGCTACAATTCCCGTGGCATCAAGTTCCCCTTCTGTCTGTCCACAAGTTTCGGCGTTGGCGGGTATCGGCGGACCATCCAGAACAGCAGCGCCGCGGCACTGCCCTTGCAGATCGACATCATAGGCCCCGCGGCAATGCCCACCATCTCGAACACCACGACGGGAGCAGCCATGAAGCTCTCCCGTCCGCTGCTGGCAGGGGAGCGGCTGTTCATTGATACCGACCCGGACAACATCAGCGTGGTGTATCAGGACATCTACGGCAACCGCATCAGCGCCGTGGGGTATCTTACGGACGATTCAGACTTTATCCAGCTCGCTCCGGGCAGCAACACGCTGGTGTTCGAGTCCGGTGACGATCTGCAGAACGCCACGGTGGTGCTGCGGTGGCGGCAGGCGTTCACGGGGGTGTGAGTATGAACCTTTGGGTGTTCAACAGGGATTGTGAGCCTCTGGGCATCATCCCGGACGCGGAAAGCGTCATCTTCAAGCGCTCGTTGTGCGGGCTGGGGGACTTGCAGATCGTCATGTCCGCCCAACGGGAAAACGCTGGTTTGCTGCAGCCCGGGCGCATCGTCCGCATTGACGGCAGGCCGGAGATGGCGGGCATCCTGACGGGTAGGAGCATCTCCACCGAGCGGGGGCGTTCGGAACTGAAGGTGACCGGCGCACAGCTCAAGCGCATTCTGAAAAAGCGGGTGATCGTACCGCCCACGGTAGACGAGGACCCTACAGCCTACGGGTACGACCGCATTGCCACCTCCCCCGGGGAAGCGGTGCTAAGGCACTACGTTACAAGGCACGCCATCTCTCCATCAGATGAGAACCGCATCATTCCTAGGCTTATCCTTGAGGATGCACACTACCCCATGCTCGGCACGGACACGCCCTGGCAGGCGCGCTGGAGCGTGCTGACAGACGAGCTCGAAGACATCTGCGAGTGGTGCGGCATCGGGTACAACGTGGACCTCGACGCTGTGAACAAGCGGTTCATCTTCCGCACCCTTTCCGGCAGAGATTTGACGGGCAGGGACGGGGGAATCACGAGAGTGACCTTCTCCGCAGGCTTCCGCAACGTCACCAACATCCAGTATGAAGAGGACTATGCCGCCTGCTCAAACAGCATCTACGCCCTGGGCGCAGGCGAGGACGAGAATCAGGTGGTGCGGCTCCTCTACGCCGACGACGAGGGGAGCAAACTGGAGGACATCCAGACGGGTTGGGACCGGAGCGAAACCACCATCTCGGTGGGTAGCCTCTCCCTGCCGGACGAAATCGACTTCGAAGCCTACCATTACCTGAAAACCAACGTAAGAAAAGTGCAGGCCCTGACGGCGACCATTAACCGTCACGGGCCTTTCGCATACCGCAGGGATTGGGATTTGGGGGATATCGTGACAGTCAAGCTGACCCTGCCCGCCCTGGGCGAGACGGTGACCATGCACGCGCCCATCACGGCAATCACCGAGGTTTACGAGCGGGACGGGCAGAACCCCCGTCTGGACGTGACCTTCGGCTCCGCGTGGCCCACCCTGTCTCGAACCATTGACAGAAGGATAAGGAGGATCTGATGGCGCTCAACATCAAGCAATACTTCTTTGACAGTATCGAGCCCAACGGCACCGACCCGGGGGACGAGCGCATTTACCCCGCGGACGAGTTCGTCAGCGGTGCTATGGAGTCCATCCTGACGAACGGCATCTACGATCTGGGCGATAACTGCAAAATCGTCCCGACTGAGTTCGCCTACACCGTGGCCATGCAGCCCGGCAAGGCAGTCATTAACGGGTACATCATGGACGCGCTGCCCGCCGCTGGTGACGCGGACGTCCGCCATCTGATTCAGCTGGAGCCGCCTTCGGGAACGGTGCGGTGCGACCGCATTGTGGTGCGGCTGAACGTGGACTTCACCCTGACGGGGCGGTACATCAGGCCAGTGGTCATTAAGGGCACGGAAGGAAGCCTCGACCCGCCCGAACTGGTGCGGGATGGCGAAATCTACGACCTCTCTTTGGCAACCGTCATCCTCCGCCAGAGCGCGAGCGTCATTCCAGAGGAAGACATCACGGATACCCGTTACGATGCCGACCTCTGCGGCGTGGTGGACTTCCGCCCGCGACCGGACCTCTCCGGACTCATCCAGCATCTTTACAACAAGTGGACCTCAGAGTACCAGCAGGCTCTGGAAGCCGCCATGGCAGGGTTCGAAACTATTGAGGATGTTCCGGGCATTCTGCCCGTCGCCAAAGGCGGTACAGGCGCGACGACTGCGGCAGGCGCAAGGGATGCTCTCGGGGCTGCGGCGAAGACCGTCACCCTTGCCGTCACGCTGCCTGCTTCCGGCTGGTCGGGCGGCGGACCGTATACCATTACGCTGCCGGCTTTGGGCGTTCTGCCCCATCCCCAGACGGTGCTGGTTTCCCCTGCGCCGGAGGATTACGCGGCGTATGCCGCCTGCGGCGCAAGATGTATCGGTCAGTATACAGACGAACTGACCTTTGAGGCGGAGGAGCTGCCCGAATCTCCAATCACCGTCAACGTGGCGATTCTGGGATGACACGTTTCGCCGCCTGAACCGGATTAAGGTAACGGCAGACAAACCAGTCAGGAGGAACACAGGATGATTTTCAACATGGTCGGACCAATGGGCAAAAAGCCTTACCTGCCCCTGTTCACTGGCAAAGCAAAGGTTACATTTCTGGGCGATGGCAGCGCAGGATACATGGAGTTTTATACCTCTGGAACGCTGACATGGCTGAACGACAAAGTTCCCCCGTCCGTTGACCTGTTCTGCGTCGGCGGCGGTGCCGGCGGTGCAAACCCTACTAGTGCCTATGGAAATGCCATCTGCGGCGGTGGCGGATCAGGGTATACCAAAACAGTGCTGGATGCTTCTTTGCCTGCAAGCATCGAAATCCTGATTGGTGCTGGTGGGGCGGCTAACGCTGCAGGAGGTCAAACCTCAATCGGGGAGTTATGTGTTGCAAACGGCGGTACTCCTGCCAGCAGAACCGGCGGTAAAGGCGGTGATGGTGGTAGTGGTGGCGGCGATGGACATAGCAATATTGAGCTGTCATTCCCGGGAGGTAATGGCGGCACGAACGGTAGCGATGGTACTCGTTACGGTGGTACTGGCACTGGAAAAGGTCAGGGAACGCCCACGACCGACCTTTTAGGGCGTGTTCATGCAGGCGGTGGCGCTGGCTCTGGTTCGTCTAAACATACTACTGTTCCACAAGGCGGTACTTCCGATTTCATTGAGGGAAGCGGACAGGCTGGCTACAAAAACTCTGGCGGTGGCGGCTACGGTGGCGGTGGCGGCGGAAATTTCAGTCCGACAGGCGCTCCCGGTGCTGGCGGTCAGGGCTTTGCCATGATCGCCTGGGGCGACTACAGTTCCGCCATGGTCAATGAAGGAGGTTCGCATGAGAGCGGCAATCGTTGAAAACGGTGTTGTTGTGAACATCATCGTCGTTTCTGACTGGTACAACGGCAGCGCCATCCTTCTGGGTGAACTGCCGGTGGCCATCGGGGACACCTACGACGGAACGGACTTCTGGCGGGACGGGGAGAAAGTAATCGCCCCTCAGCCGGAAGGCAACGAAGAACTGGAGGAAGTCATCGACATCCTGACGGGAGAAGGGGAAGGAACATGAAAGTAAGAACCAAAGAAGAAGCCCGGGCATACCGGGCGAAGCTTAATAAACTGATCGGCGCCGCGGATGATTCTGCGGCGCTTTCCGCCATAGAGGTGTTCCCCGCTTGGCGGGCGGATGCAGCCTACTCTGCCGGAGACCGCGTGCGCTATGGCGGGAAGCTGTTCCGCTGCCTTCAGACCCACGCAGCACAAACCGACTGGCCGCCCGACGCAGCGCCCAGCCTGTGGGTCGCTATCTCAGACCCTGCAATCGAATGGCCGGATTGGGTGCAGCCGGAGGGTGCGCATGACGCCTACGCAAAAGGAGCCAAGGTGTCTCACAACAACAGGCGCTGGAAGAGCTTGGTGGACGGGAACGTCTGGGAACCGGGCGTGTATGGATGGGAGGAGGCATAGACCATGGCAGTAAAAACATTTACCGCAGCGCAAAAGGGAGAGCGGTTGACCGAGCACTTCACCGTCGGGGACTTCTGGGCTTTCGAAGGCCACAAGTCCATAAAACTGGACACACAGTTGGCGCACATTCTGGAAAAGTTCTTAAAAAAGTTCGGCGTGCGCCCGATTCTGCGAAACTACTATGGCGCCACATCTGCGCTTTACAGGCCCCACCCGTCTGCCGGATACCGCGATGCCCTTAACTGGACGGGAAGTAAAACCAGCCAGCACTGCTATGGCAGGGCGGTGGACTTCTACATCCCCGGTGTGCCGGCGTACAAGCTCGCCCAGTTCGCGGAAACGCTGCCGGAAATCGGCGGCATCGGGCTGTATCTTGCCAAGTCCGGCGAACTGGATAAGGTGACGCACATCCATATTGACACCCGTACCAACCGCGCCCGCTGGGGCTGGAACGGTCAGACCAGCGGCACCAACACGCCTGGCTTTGGCGGCATCCCCTGCGTGTTCAAGTACGTCCCGTCGAAGCTCCAGCGCTCTGCGGCCATTGAGGAGATTCAAAGGAAGCTCAACAGTCTGGGCTACAACGCCGGCACACCGGACGGGGTATACGGCCCCAAAACCAAAGCGGCGGTGATGCTGTTCCAGAAGGCAAACGGCCTGAAGGCCGACGGAATCTACGGGAAGGAGACGAACAAGGCGCTGGGCCTGTTCGACTGGTAACATGTCCGACACTGTACTGGTTGCGCTGCTATCCCTGGCGGGCACGGCAATTGGTTCGATCATTGGCATTATGACCAACAACAAGCTGGTCGTCTACCGCCTGGAGCAGCTGGAAAAGAAGGTCGAAAAACACAACTCGGTCGTGGAGCGCGTGGCTCTGCTGGAAAGGGACGTTAAAAACTACATGAAGGAGGGAAAGGCATCTTGAACGAGTTCTTCACCTGGGCAACTCTCGGAACCTATGCCGGCTGTGTGCTGGCCACGTCGCTGATCACCCAGTTCATCAAGGAATGGAGCTTCCTAAAGCCCATTCCGACGCGGCTGGTCTCCTACGTAATCGCGCTGCTGGTCTTACTGGCCGCGAACGCGATCGCCGGTACGCTGGATCTGCCTACCGCCGGGCTGTGCGTGGTCAACGCCGTGGTCGTCTCGCTGGCGGCGAATGGGGGGTATGACGGGTATGAGTCACTCAAGAAAGTAGCCTAAAAAACTGCCTAAAGGATAATTGCCTTTAGAGCAGTCTGATGTCTTATAGTGGTGCTTAACGAGAAAAGGGGTTACATGATTGGATGAGTCCTTTCATGTAACCTTTTTTTCGGAGGCATTTCAAAGGGTCATCCGGATGAAGCCGACTTGAATTAGCTCCATATATTGGTGGATTCGTACAGGAGCGGTAATCGAAAAACAGCCGTGAAATCCCTGCTATTCGGGCATCCGCTTGTGCCTGTGATAGGCCAGATCCACCGAAAAATCCATCTTAAAGTTTGGATATGTACCGGTGCGGTTCGCCTCCACCA